GAGATATTGCTCCTTGTCCGGCTCCGCCGAGTAGAGGTACGGAGCGGGGGAGAATTGCCATACGTCGCCGTATTTCTGAAATACGACCTCCTCGACCGTATCCGGGAAATACTCGGAGAGCATACGGTTTAGAACGACCTCGACGACGGCGACTTGTCCCTCGAAGCTCTCGCCGCGCGCCTCGTGGTAGACGAGGCAAGCAAGGATATAAACGTCCTCGTCGCTGAAATGGAGCTCCGCGTATCTGTTCTCGGGCTCCGTCTCTACCGTCGGCTCCTCCGGTGTTTCCTCCGCCGCCTCCGGCCTTGCCGGTGCTATGTATGTCAGCGTTTGCCGTTCTGCCGCGAGTGTGCTTGTCCGCTCCGCGACCGGCTCCGGCGCTGTCTCGCGGATGCGGAGCGTCACTATGAGCGCCAACGCAAAGAGGAGAGAGGCGAGGAGGGCGGCTTGCATCCGGCGGCGCTGTCTGCGGCGTTTCCGCCGCTCCTGCCTTGTCATGGCCTACCGGCCTCCGGCGTATCCTCTGCGAGTACGATATACTCGCACTCCCGGGCGATTGCCGTCCACCGAACGCCCCACGCACGGGCGGCGGCGTGTACTGCCTCGTATTTGTTCACGCCGTTTACGGTGAGCTCGCCGTATTCCTTGTGACGGACGAGGTATAATTTCGTCGCCCCGTCAAAGTGCGGGCGGTATCCCGCCGGTGCTGATTGCTCGCGTTTCATTCCGCTACCCTCCCGTCGATAAGCTGAAAGCTCTCTCGAATGGTCGTCGGCTCCCGTCTGCCTACCTCGAATTCGAGGACACAATATCGCCCGGCAGGATGGACATATACGACCGTTCCGGGAACTCCTTTCGGCTTTCCATCTTTGCCCGGAACGTCAAACGTCGCGGGCTTTACCGTGATGCGGTCGCCGAGTTTAATCATTGTTCCGGCTCTCCTCTCCCTCGACTTTGCGGGCGGAGGCCGTAACGCTTACGGCAATATCAGCAACGAAAATACGGTCGCACCCGCCCTCCATAACGTCACAATTCACGAGATTTGAGATATTGCGAAGCTCCTCGACCTCGATTTCCGTTTTCGTCCCGCAATACGGACACGTTATCCGAGCTTTCATTCGACTACCTCCGCCGCGCCGGTCGTGTCCTCGGGCTCGTCCGCCGCCGGAGCCGTCTTGCCGCTCGCCGAGCGGAGAATAGCGTCCCGGAGCATATTCACAAGGGTAGAGGCGCTCGCGGATGCCGTCGAAGCCTCCGCTTTCGGTCTGTCCGGGTCTGCCCGCTCCACGAAGTTACACAAGATAGCCGCCGAGACGACCTCTCCGACGAAGCCGCCGACCTCGCTATCTTTGAGAGTCTGCGTCCTCGTGCGGACTGCGAAAACGCCGGTCTTGAAATCAAAGACGACATACGCCCGCTTTCCCTCCGGCGGCTCGATTTTAACCGCCGCCGCGTCCGCGATAACTTCCTCCGGGCTCGGCACGGTATAACCGGCCTTTTTCAGAATGTCCAGTTGTGCCGCGTCGAGGGCGAACGCCTCGCCGCCGAGTTTCTTTGAATAGAGCTTTTTCATTGTTTCATTCCTCCGTTTTTCTTTAATTTGGGACACCATGCCGGGATATACGGGTCAAAGCGTTTCACGCCGACGACGCGCCCCTTGCATCTGCCGGGAGCAAAGCACCGATAGGAGAGAATATCTTTCGCCCACGGCTCCGTAACGACGTGCTCGCACCCCTCGCAAGTGCGGGTAAAGTCTGCGCCTGTCATAACTCCACCATTCCGCCGAGCGCGTCAATGGCTCGTTGAGTTACGTCTTTTCGGCGGAGGAGGCGCTCTATCTGCTTGCGGAGCTCCTCGTTTTCCCACCGAGCAAGGGCGACGACGAAATATCGGAGCTCTGGATTTACCCGGGAGCGTATTTGCAGTTGAAAGAGAAGTCTCTCCGTTGCCGGTGCTTTAATCGGATATACGGCAATCTCGCCGCTGTTTTTGCTTACCTCGCGGCAAATTACTATCATTTCTCTACCTCCGCCGCCGGGAGGCCGAGCCACCATAGCGGATTGTCCCGCTCCGGGCGGCGGCAGTCGTCGCAATCCGCCGCCGAGCACGAGGAGCAATAGAGCCGGTGAAAAGCATCGTCCCACGGCGTTTCAATCGCTTGGATTGCCCGGAGGATGCTTGCCAACGCTTCCGGGCTCTCTGTTATTTTTGTAAATATGCTCACGGTATGAGTAACCTCCTAAAATAGTTTTTCTTGCATCCCCTCAAACGAAAAGCGCCGTTCAAAGTCTGCGAGAGTTTTCCCCGGTTTGAACGTTACCGGGCTATCTCTGTCGAGCTTTGCGAGCTTGTCCCACAATTCCGGGTAATCGTAATAGAGGCGTTTTAATTCGCCGACGCGCTGGTTATGGCAAAACCAACACCCGAGCCGCGACCGGCCTCCGTTGTATCCGGGAGAGAGGAGCCCGCGCGACCGGCAAACGTCGAACGCTTGCGCCTCTGTTATGCCGCACTCTACGAGAGGGAGGATTTTCCCGGCGACCGTTTTTCTCTCAATACGGTTTGTTTCGTCTGCGGCAATTCCGACGATTTCGGTAAACTCTCCGAGGGTCTTTATGTGCGCTTGTATCGGCCTCACTTTTAACCGGGTATTGCACCATGCGCCGCGCAAAAATGGAAATCCCCATATTTTGCCGACCTTGCCGCCCTTTTCGTACTGCTTATAAAAGCAATCCGTATAGGTGTATTTCCCTTGGACGATTTGCGTCTTAATCCCATACTCCCGCTCGAGGAGCGGAAAACATTTGCTATGTAACCATTCCTCATGTTCCGGCACTTCCGCGCTCGTCTCGTCGTCGAACATTATCCGGCAATAAATAGCGCCGTCGCATTGACCGCCGCGCTCCATGTGCGTTATGAGAGCCGCGAGAGAGTCTTTACCGCCGGAAATTGACGCATAGACTTTCAAAGTTACCCCTCCAAAGCTCGCAGTATTTTACGGAGGTCTGCGTCGAGCTCTCTCCAAAACTGCGCGTTGTCGGCGGCGTGGATATATTTCGGGGAGCCGTCCTCTTTCTTTTCCTCTGCGAGCTTCTCCCACGCCTCCGCCTCGCCCTCGCGGGTCTTGGTCGTCATAAGGATATAAAGGGAGAGCTTGGAGCATTGCTCCGCTGTTAACGTCTTTCCGTTCATGGTATGAGTAACCTCCTTTTTTACTGTGCCGCTTTCCGACGGCCTCTATTTCGGTACGACCGATTTACTCGAGCCTCCGCTACCGCCGCGCTATACCCTTGACGAAAGCGGGAGTCCGTTTCCCCGGTCTTGCCTCGCTCGAGCTCGCGGTATATGGTCGCTTGGCACTTGCCGACACGCTCGGCAATCTCGCCCGGCTTTGCGCCCTTTGCGTACATTTCCTCGATAATCCGCCGCTCCTCGAGCTTTAAGCACTCGTATTTCATAGCCTCGCCTCCGTTTCTGCGTAAAAAATAAGTGCGTCGGAGCTTATCAGCTCTTTCGCACATAATAATAAACTGCACGATCGCAGATGTCAAGTATTTTGTGCGAAAAAGATAGAATAAATTTTTGAGCGTTCATGCCGCCCGGTCAAACGCTATCTTGAAAGCCTCCGCCGAGGACATAAAGCCGAGTATTTCTCTCGGGTAATCATTGAGCCACGTCTCGACGCGCTTAACCTCCGCCGCCGTCACTTTGTCGAAGTCCGTCCCTTTCGGGAACTGCCGCCGTATCATGCGGTTAATATTCTCGTTCGTGCCGCGCTCACAAGAGCTATACGCATGGCAGTAATAGACCGTCGTCCGCTTTGCATCCTTGCGGCGAGCGCTCCGCTCGATGCCGTCAGCATCCGCGAACTCGGAGCCGTTGTCTACGGTTATCGTTTTGAAAATCTCATAGAACGCCGCGCCGTAAATACGCTCGAGGCGGTCTAAAGCCGCGACGACCGTTTCGGCGCGCCCGTCCTTAATGCGGATAATGATTTCCCGCCGCGTTACTCGCTCGGAGAGGACGAGGAGGCGAGCTTTCGTCCGCTTCTTTCCGACGACGGTATCCATTTCCCAATGTCCCGGCTCTTGCCGCTCGTTGATATAATCTGGCCTCTGCTCGATGCTCGTCCCGCTCGATGCGCGAGACTGTTTTTTCCGTATGGTCTTGTGCTTCTTCTTGCGGTCGCCCTTTTCCGGGAGGTCTTGATTTGTGAGCGTGAGAAAAACGCCGTCCTCGACGTACTTGTAAATCGTCGCACGGCAAAAGGTTATTCCGAAGTGCTTATATTTTTCCTGCTTGAGTAGAGCGCACACCGCCGCCGGGGAGTAATCCTCGTTCCCGATTTTATCCTCGATAAACTGCGCGGCGGCGTGGTTTTTCCCAATCTTGAGCGGAGCTCCTTTCGCGGAGAGCCCCTCTTGATACCGCGCCTCGGCAATTTCCGGGCTATACCTCTCCTCGGTCGTGTAATCGGAGTTTAGATGCTCATACGTCCCGCGCTTGAGCTCGCGGTAAACGGTGCTGATATGTACGCCCAATTCCTCGGCGATTTCTTTTTTCGAGTGTCCGTGTTTGAGCATCGTCTCGAGCTTGATACGGCTCGTCCAATTCAGTTGCTTATATGTCCGCTCTCCCATCGTAAAGCCCTCCGTATATAGATAAAGAGGGACGGTTTCCCGCCCCTCTTGGTTACTGCGACAAGAACTCCTCTATCGCTTTTTTGATAATCTGCGCTTGTGGTATTCCGTCGGCGGCGCATTTCTCCTTGAAAGCCGCCGCAAGCTCTTTCGGGACTCGTGCCGAAATAACGTCGTAGACCTTTTCGTTATATCGAGTCTTTACCGCCGTAGAGGTCTTAGTCTTTCTTTTTTCTTCTGCCATTCTGCCGCCTCCTTTTGGCGTTGATGAAAATAGAGATTGCGGATAGGGTAATGCTTACCCCGCACAAAACATAGATAACCGTTGTCATGGTCGTTTGACATTGAGCGTATTTCGTGTTATCCTTGTAGGGCAAGGGGGATTTCTCCCCCCGCCCTTTACTCGGTGAGCTTTTCTATCAGCAGTAGAATAGCAATCACGAGGTTTAGGACTGCGGTAACAAGGTTTAAGTAGCTGTCCGGCTCTGCCTTGTTGCCGCGTTTCTTTTTTCGCTTGCTCAATGCGTTTACCTCCTTTCTGTCTATTATAATATCATACTGCTTGCAGTATGTCAAGCGTTATTTAGAAAAAAGTGCAAAAAATAATCCCCGGCGAGGAGGCCGGGGATTTACTCTATTCCGAGGAGCCAGAGGGCAGACACGCCGAGGACGCGAGCAAAGACGGGTATCTCGTAATCGGGAATAAACCGCGTTCCGATTTCGATACGGCTTATCGAGTCCCGCTCCATTGTTACGCCCTCGACCTGCACCCGCGCCGCGAGGTCGCTTTGTGAGAGCCGGAGCTTGAGCCGCGCCTCCCGGATGCGCTCGCCGCTTATATTCTTCTTTCCCTCAAAATCGTATATCCGCAAGCTCTCGCCTCCCTGTGTTAATAGTCTGCATTTTTCTTGACTTTAGCACATACGCAACGCATAATTGTGTTAAAGGTCAGCAGACCGAAAAAATAGGAGGGAGTTACTCATACCATGAAAAAGCATATTGTTACTTGCGTGAAGTGCGGGAGGCAGTTCGACGCGAACGAGGGCGGCGCTTATTATCCCGAGTCCCGGCGCTACGTCTGCAAGCATTGTGTCGATAAGCAAAAGGACATTCAAAAAGAGCAAGCGAAAGCTCGCAAGGCCGCAGAGCGCGAGGCCGAGGCCGACGAGCGCGAGCGCGTTACGGGTATGCGGCAATCTAAAACCGCTATGCTCGTAAAGATTGTCGTCGGTGTTCTGTTCCTGTTCGCCGCCGTCTCGCTCGCCGTACAAGGGAATATCTCCTCTTTCGTGTGCGGGCTCGTTATCGGCGGCGCGCTGGTCGCGGGGGGGCTCGTGCCGTATCTGAAAACGAAAAGCGGGAGGCGGTGAGCTATGTTTGTCAGCTTCTCGAAACGCCTAAAGTCAATGAGCGGTTTCCGGCTCGGAGTCGGCCTCCGGCTTACCCGGCGTAATTGCTGGTACTTCCTTTTCGTGCTGGTGCTCGTCGGCTGTTTCTATTTCTGTTGGTATTCCGTTTTGGCTTGCGGATGGATGCTTTACGGCCTGTTCTACGGCTGTTATCTCATGTTCAAGTATGCGGCAATCGGAACAAAAAAGTTATATACGTGCATTAAAGGAGGAATAACGCACGTAAAGCACTAAAAGCGTAACAAAAAAGCGGGCGAGGCCATAGAGCCCCGCCCGCTTTTTCTGCACGATTATACGTCGGAAAGATTGCCGAGAGCGCCCGCCGCCTCGAGCGCGCGGTAGATGATGCAAGCGACGGCCTCGCGGGTAATCGGCTGTTGCCAGCCGAAATTACCGGCTCCGTCGCCGTTGAAAATGCCCTTGCGCTTGCAGTATTCCGCCGCCTCTTTCGCCCATGCGGAGGGCGTGTCGCCGGTATCGGCGCAAGAGGTCAGTTGCTTTCTTGCCTCGTTAATATCCATGTCGAAATCCTCCTTGTTGTCCGTTTTGGTGTAGTACGCCGGGAGGCCGAAGCCCCGGAGATACTTTCCGTTTACCTCGAGCGTCCGCTCCTTGACGCTATTCGAGAAATTGCCCTCAATGACCTTGAGGACGCGCCCGCTCACGCTGGATACAATGCCCACATGGTCGGCGGCTCCCCGGTCGTCGCCGGAGCCGGAGTCCTGCCAGTCATAGAAAACCACGTCGCCGGGCTGTGGCGTGATACTCTCGTCCTCCTCCCAACGGCTCACCGCATGAGAACGATAGAGGGAAATCATAGCCTCGCACCCGCACTCGAGCGGCATAATGTCCGAGAGTCCGCATTTGATAGCGACGGCGGAGACGAACGTCGCGCACCATGCGTCCGTGTACTTGACGGCGTATCCCCGGGCGAGCGGCTTGTGTGCGTTGTAAAGGTCGATAATTTCCCGGTGAGAGTCGTCCCGCTCGTTCTTCCCGAGCCACGCCCTCGCCGTCGATACGACGAGCTCGCGTACCTGTTGCTCCGTCACGGTTTAGCCCTCCTTTGTGGTCTTTTCTACCGCGTCGCTGATTTTTTGCGTCTGCGTCCCGAAGTAGAACGCGATAACGACCGTGTAGACCGTCATAAACTCTTGGCTCGTCTGCCCAGTAATGGCGAGGTACGCGAATACCCCGGAGAGCAAGAGCGTGACGAGGCTCTTT